ACAGATGGATCTTTTTTCGGCCAGCATCTATTCCCTATTACAGGAAAACGGATTGTCATTACAGAAGGGGAACTCGACGCAGCCAGTTGTTTTGAGTGCATGCCAGGATGGCCGATGGTTTCATTACCTTCCGGGGCCGCGTCTGCTAAAAAAGCTATTAAAGCGAATCTTGAATTACTCCAAGGTTACGACGACATAGTCCTGTTCTTTGATAACGATGAACCTGGTGTAAAAGCAGCAGAGGATTGTGCTGGTGTGTTACCACCTGGAAAGGTGCGGATAGCTAGACAAGATTCTTATAAGGATGCCTCAGACGCATTACAAGCAGGGGACACTACAGCTGTATCCCGTGCTATCTATGATGCCAAACCCTATAGACCGGATGGTATTGTAGAAGGCAAGTCTCTCTTAGAACTTGTCACCACTCCACTACCACCTAATGACTATGACTATGGATTCAAAGGTCTCGACAACCTCCTACATGGTATCCGATACGGAGAACTTGTTACGATCACTGCTGGATCAGGTATCGGAAAGTCCTCTTTCTGCAGGCAGCTTGCGACTGGTCTACTTCAAACAGGAGGACGGGTCGGTTACCTGGCATTGGAAGAATCAAATCGACGTACTGCTCTGGGCTTGATGTCTTCAGCGGTTGGTAAACCATTACATATTGGTGAACATGACCGCAAGGACTTGACCTCTATCTACGAGAAGACTCTAAATGTATGGGACCTCTATCTCTTCGACGGGTTCGGATCCTATGATCCCGATGTTATCTACAACCGCATTGAGTACCTCGCAACTGGGCTTGATACTCGCATTATATTTCTCGATCACTTATCTATTCTACTTTCTGGTCTCGACGGTGACGAAAGACGAATGATTGATACTACCATGACCAGACTTAGGTCACTAGTAGAACGTACAGGGATTTCATTATTCCTTGTATCTCACCTCCGTCGTTCACATACTGATCAGGGACATGAAGAAGGAGCACGTGTATCACTTGGACAACTGCGAGGAAGTGCGGCAATTGCTCAGCTTTCTGACGCATGCATCGCTCTCGAAAGGGATCAACAAGACAGATCTGAACACGCTGATACAACTGTTAGAATCCTCAAGAATCGCTATTCTGGCGAAACAGGCATCGCCTGTAAATTAAAGTACAACCTTGAAACCTGTCGCTTCACTGAAGATGAAATTGAATCCGAGTTCGACGCAACTACAGACTTCTAATCTTAAACGACCTAACCCACCCACACCTGAGGCTATTAAACGTGCACAGTTTGTGGATAAGACCTATATATGGCAACGTAAATGACTCTAGAAGATGCCCTCCAACTCTTTATGCGAAGGGTTGACATTCTTGTCTCCATGGAAATGGGTGGCAAACTACCCACCAAAGAGGCATACAAAGAGATTAAAGATGAAGTACGTAAACTTAAAAAACTAAAGAAACAAATCCACCATGAAGATGTTATTGCTTCTACTGCTCCCACTGATCGTGTCGTGCAGTTCGACAACTGGCTCGACTAAGGAGTTTGATACCTGGTATGAACAGGTAATCAATGAACCCTACGATCCAATGAACGGGAGTAAGTATTGATTATCTTCGACCTAGAAACAGACGGTCTACTACATGCTGTTACCAAGATCCACTGTATTGTCTGTTATAACACAGAGGATGATACAACCACTATCTACAATGATGAAGGGGATCAACATCCGATTATACGAGGTGTTACTTACCTTGAAGGTGCGGATTGTATTGTTGGTCATAACATTATTGGTTATGATATCCCTGTTCTACGCAAGTTGTATCCATTTTTTGAAGCGCCTAAGACAATGGATACGTTGATTCTTTCACGTCTCTACCATCCTAATATGATGGAGGTCGATAAGAAACGTAACCTCCCACACATGCCACTCAAGTTGTATGGTCGCCACTCCCTTGAGTCATACGGCTATCGATTGGGTGAGTACAAAGGGGAGTTCGGTAAGACCACCGATTGGAAAGAATGGTCCCCAGAGATGCAGGATTACTGCATACAAGATGTTGTTGTTACACGCAAACTATGCGACCACTTCCGCCCATACCTGAGTTCGTAGAACTAGAACATCAGGTCGCTAACATTCTACAATTGCAAGAGGAACATGGATGGTTCTTTGATGAAAAAGCTGCACGGGAACTTGAACTTACTCTCCGAAAAGAGCTTTCAGATACTACTAAAGTACTTCAAGACCGGTTCCCTTACGTACCAGGAGCAGAGTTCACTCCAAAACGAAATAACAAACGTCAAGGATACGTGGAAGGTGCCACGTTCCAAAGACTCAAAGACTTTAATCCGTCCTCCCGAGAGCACATCGCATGGATACTGAGCAAGCACGACAACTTTACAAGCTCGGCGACGACTTCGACTGGGAAAGATTCCATCGACGAAACGATCCTAGCAGCCCATGGTACGACCCTAGCCTTGACCTTTCTGAGGATCTTGGAACTAACCAAGATACTGGGGATGATGTCGGAAGGCGTGAACGCATGGCTGAAGCTTGTTACGAAATCTAGGCTACACCACCACTGTTCGATTGGATGTGCCACCTTCCGTTGTTCTCATCGGAATCCAAACCTTGCACAAGTACCAAGTGACTTAACCTATCGACGACTATTTATGGCAACTCCGGGTCAGGTTATGGTCGGTGCTGATTTGTCTGGCATTGAGCTTCGCATGCTTAGTCACTATCTCGCCCGCTATGACACCTACTTCGGAGACAACCTCCTCAACGGTGATATCCACCAACTCAACGCCGACAAGATCGGCATTACTCGTAAACTTGTTAAAACAGTAACGTACGCTTTCCTGTACGGTGCTGGAAATGAAAAAATTGGCTATTCTTACGATCGACTCCTATCGCCCCAAAAGGCTAAGGCGAAAGGCAGGGAAATTAAAGAGGCGTTTATTGAAGCCATTCCTGGGCTTAGTGACCTTCTTAGTGCTGTCAAATCTGCGGCTAATAGAGGTTTTGTTAAGGGTATTGACGGAAGAAAAATACTCGTTGATTCTCCACACAAAGCACTCAACTATTTACTTCAGGGATCGGCAGGAGTTGTAGCAAAGAGATGGATGGTTATCGCTAATGATAATCCCTTCTGTTGCTCACAACTAGCCTTTATACACGATGAATTACAGTATGAATGCGATCCGAGCCATTCAGAGGAACTCAAGTCTCACCTTGAAATTTCCGCGGAACACGCTGGATCCTATTACAATCTCAGAATCCCCATTGCCGCCGAAGGAAAGATCGGAGGTAACTGGGCAGATGTCCACTAATGAAACTACTAATTGACGCTGACTATATTGTCTATAAGGCATGTAGCGCAGCAGAGGAAGATATAGATTGGGGTGATGATGTTATTATGGTTGTCTCTAATCTTAAGGACGCCAGACGACATGTACAGAATGACTTAGATCGAATCAAGTCAGTATTCCCCTTCTCAGAAGAGATTATTCTATTCTTCTCAGACTCCATAAATTTTAGGAAAAAAATTTTGCCCAGTTACAAAGGGCATCGAAATAGAAAAAAACCCTGCGGATACAGACGGATCATCAGGGAATTAGGCGAAGATTACCAAGTTATCCGAATGGATACACTGGAAGCAGATGATGCTTTAGGTATCTACGCCACAGCTAATCCAGGGAATGTTATTTGTTCCCCTGATAAAGACATGAAACAAATCCCAGGTCAACTATATGACATGGAGAATTTGATGAGTGTGACTCCCGAACAGGGAGAAAGGATGCACTACCTCCAAACCCTGAGCGGAGACCAGACAGACGGCTATAGCGGAGTACCCGGTGTGGGTATGAAGCGAGCTGAAGTATGGTTCGATAAGTATGGGTATAATTGGGACGCTGTAGTCAGAGCTTTTGTCGAGAAAGATCTCGGTGAACGTGAAGCACTAATTAATGCCCAACTAGCGAAGATCCTTACAGTTAATGACTATGACTTCGAGCAACGACAACCAATCTTATGGTCCCCTGCCACCCCCACCAGTATTGGAGTTAACTTTAGAGCAAGAGTTCCGGTTGAAACAAATCCAGGAAGCGATTGAACAACCCCATGTACGTGTTGAGGATCTTAAGACTCTCTACATTGCACTGACTAGACAGAACTACGCTCTCACTAATTCTATCAAACAACTATTGAAAGAATGGCCCACCCGCCCGACTACTATCGCCGAGGGCATGTTGAAGTATGGGATTTCATTAGAGACCAACGACTCAACTTCCACTTAGGCAACGCTATTAAATATATTTGTAGGGCAGGTCATAAAGACTCCTACATTCAAGACTTAACTAAAGCCATCCACTATCTACAAAATGAATTGCTTCATGCAACAAGCGGAAGAGTTCCGCAACAAGATGGGACTGGACAACTCCCGGTCTTCCCGTCACATACAGCAGACTTTGATCGCTGAAGAGTTTGAAGAGTTCTGTGAAGCAGCCCGTCAAATTTATGACAAAAAATTCTATCGGAATGACGAGGAGTGCCTAAAGGAATTAGCCGATCTGGTTTACGTTTGTTTCCAATATGCAGCATGTCTGCAGTGGGATCTGGATGAGGCATTGCGCCGTGTCCATGTCTCTAACCTATCTAAACTTGTAGATGGTAAACCACTCCGCCGTGAAGACGGCAAGGTACTGAAGGGTCCTAACTATGCCCCGCCCTCCCTTATTGACCTAGTAAATTATTAATTATGAAACTCTACGAAAACCGTGATGCCCTTGCCCGTCAATTGGAAGAGGCAATCCAGCAAGTCTATATGATTCAAGGTGCTCAGCAAGCAGTTGCACAACTGATCAAAGAGTACGAGGAAGAGAACCCACCTACTGAAACCACCACCACCACAGAAGACTGATGTCTGAACTAATCTCCCGCACTGGACGAGTGCAAAGCTGGATGGATAATCCAGATCACCGCCTCCCTGTATCTTGCACCGTGTTTGTTGTGGAAGATAGTATGGAAGGACCTAATGGGATCGAAGCA